GCATGGGAACCACGGTGTGCTTGCGTTGTGGTTCCACACGCACTGCGTAACAGTGCGTACATATGGGTAGGTGGTAGTCTTCCACGGTCAGTCCTTCCAGGCCATGGCCAGGGTGATTGCGCCCATGCCACCTGCATATATTAAGAGCAGCTGTCTGAGGTAGTACCCATCGCCGTCCCAGCCTACATATCCAGCGAGCATTGTCAAGACGGTGCAGCACACCAAGAGTAGTTTGTCCATGATTAGCCTTTCAGTTTGAGGTACTCAGCCAAGAACGTGTCAGGGTCGTCCAAAGGGCCGAGGGAATCCATCGGGTTGAAGTCGTCAACGAACCGCCACATGAACCCTTCATCGGATTCGGACAGGTAGTTGGGGGGTGTGACGATGTGGTCAGCTTCAAGATACATGAGATCGTTGGGCATAGTGCCTCCAATGGTTGAGTGAGTTAGTGGGGTATCCCTTGATTCGCTTGACTTGCCGAATTTTAATTGTTATGCTTCTGCGTGAGCAGAAGTGGTTGAGACCGAATAGGAACAAGCGGTCGATTGACGGCATGATAGGTGCGGACGCCGCCGCACACCACCAAGCGGGGTGAATATTCCGGTGGAAAATTGGGTTGGAATATTCTCGTGAGTGAACACTTACGCTAGAACCCGCATGGATACTAGGGGGTTAGTGAACACTAACGGGAATATTCCAATATTCCAGAATCTGGAAAGGGTCAGCCACCTTTTGAGATATTGTGGATTGTGTGTATGTTGCGCTCTCACACAACAATCGTCATCATCTCTCGCGTAAGGGCGTCTGACTATGTGGAATATTGGAATATTAGAATATTGAGTATTACATAGATACATAAGTGGTTGATTCCTATGGATATTTTATGTAGTACTGAATATTCCGGTGAATATTCCGCTGGGCACCCCTGGAATATTCTCGTGAGTGCCCACTAACATTCATCCCCACAATCTGTTGGTCGCCATGCCCCGCATGAATCCACCACCAACGAGCACTTGAGGTGGCGTGGGTGCGATCAGCAAAGAGAAGGGACCACGAATGTCTCGGTGGTCAAACATCGCATCCTTGACACGCTTGGGGGGCATAGGGGCAATTGACTGCCCTTTGGGCAAAAGATGTACACGCATTGGATTCTCCGGTTAAGTTAGTAAGTGATGAGCAGTTTGCGTCCGTACTCAGGGACAGTGGATCAGGCTTCGACAACTTGCTGTTGCTCAGCCTTACGGGTAGCGTGGTACTCGTTGACGGCGCGGATGATGTCAGTCACCAGTGCCTTGAGTTCCATCTCAACAGCCAGCTTAGAACCAGCAACCAGCGCACCAGATTTCTTGTCAATACGCATACCGTCATTCTTGGCGAGCTTTGCCTTCATGATGCGGGCTTCGAACAAGTCAGGCAGTGATTCGAATGATGCGCGGTTACTCACGATCATTGGCTCGCCCAAGCGGATGCTGAGCATCTCGACCAGTGGTTTGTAGTTTGAGTTGACGCACGCCGCCGCAACATCGAGCAGACCAGCGGATGCGGCATTGGCACGGATAGCGTTGCCCACCTTACCCTTGAGTGACAAACAAGCGGTCAACGCTTGCTGAGATGCGGTGCGGACAACAGACACTTGACGCTCGACCTTGGTTTTGCCAAAGACATTGACAATTGCAGGGGACATTGTGATTTGATTCATGAAATTCTCCAAGTTAATAAGTAAAGGGACACTTAGTGCACACTGTCACTGCACACTATGATGCCCCCTGAATTCAGGGGACTCGGGCTTGCTGTTCTTGGTGCCCGCTATGCGTACCATCATCGCCCGTTAGTCGGCGCTACTGCTAGTGTCTTTCCACTAGTCCTACCCAAAGCACCTTTTCCAAGGGTGCACCGGCGCGGATTCTTACCGCATACCGTGGTGCGCTATGTCCCGTCATTCAAGCTCGATAGCATTGGTCGCCTAGACTTGCCTTGGTGCGTTTGCGTGATATTGTCGGGGCGTACATTGACCGCCTTGTCCAACTTAATGAATACCACCACACCAAGGGGTTTTGCGTTCGCCCCTCATGCGTAACTTGACTGGGTAACAATCGCCGCAGTCAGAGTGCCTTCGTCTATTTCACACTCGGTCATGCCCGCCACGGCATGAGATTACACGCAAATTTTTAATGACCGATTCTGACTAGCTAAACAATCCGCCCACAATCCGTAGATCGTGCCGACCCCGTAGGGTATGCAAAGGGCATCATGCTCGGCATCGTTGCCAGCGTAGGGGATGCGATCATCTACCCTACACTAATGGTTTTGATCGGACAAGGGGCGGGCGGGGAGGGGAGGAGGGACACGGACGCGAGGGGGGCGGCCCACTTCTACCCCCTTCACACACTACAAGACCTAAAATTTTCATATACATACACCTACGTACATTTATATACCCCTACCCCTTGACATTCGCCCGCACCCACGTACCATACATACATCAACCACCAGGAGCACCCCATGGCCAAAATGCCCGCAAACTTACTGTCCCGCTTCAAAGGCAAAGAAACTGCCAAAGAAGAGAAGTCTGAGAAGAAGATGCCTCCCGCCATGTACAAAAAAGGCGAGAAGATGGAAGAAGCCAAGATGAAGAAGTCTGGCAAGCCCGTCATGAAGGGCAAGTACTGACGTGGTCAGGTACAACTTCTTCTTCCCTGAAGACCTTGCCGTCAAGTTGAAGGCGTACACCAAAAGCACAGGCGTTTCGATGTCTGAGGTTGTGCGACAAGCCTTGACGGCGTTCTTTGCCAAACGCGATGGATGACCTAACCGAGTACTCTGACCACACAGAGTTTGCGCTGTCGCCAAGCGCACCAGAGGCGCACGTCACGTTGGACATCCCGCCCCAGCTGGTGTGGGAGTGCGCTGCGGGGTTGGAAGACCCGACGCTGATCGCCCAGAGGTTTGGGTTTGAAGGCGAGAAGTGGGAGCGGTTGTCCCAGTGGCCACCGTTCATTACAGCTGTACAGGCGCAGCGGTCGGACTTTGAACGCAACGGGATGACGTTTCGCCTCAAGGCGGGACTCATGGCTGAAGAGATGATGTCCATGATGTTCAAGCAGGCCATAAGCAACGACTCCACGATCTTGCAAAAGCTCTCGGTGTTCAACGCGCTGACAGACGTGGCTGGGCTGAAAGCACCGAAACTTGACGCTGGCGCACTCAATGCAGCACCCAAGTTCAGTATCACGATAAACATACCGCAGGGGGCACAGCCCCTGACCATTGATGGCTAACCTTGTCTACACACCACCAGTCTCGGTGGTTCCGTTTCTTACAGCAGACAAGTTCTCCAACTTCATCGTGGGGCCGGTGGGGTCAACCAAAACCACGGCGGCGCTCATCAAGATTGGCTACGAAGCCAAGCGGGTCAAGGCATCCCCTGATGGGATACGGCGCAGCCGTTGTGCTGTCATTCGTAACACCCGCCAGATGTTGTGGGACACGACCATACCGGACTTCTTGAAGTGGTATCCAGACGGGGAAGCCGGGATACTGGAGAAGACAAACAGTAAATTCCAGTTGAAGTTTGACGACGTGGAGTGCGAAGTCTTGTTTCGTGGACTGGATGATGCCAACGACGTAAGGCGCTTGCTCTCGTTGCAGCTGACGTTTGGTGTGATGGATGAGTTTCGTGAGATCAACCCTGACATTTTTAACGCACTAACCGGTCGCCTGGGTAGGTATCCCGATAAGACAATGAACGGCGTTGGAGCGTGTGACGACCAGGGTAAACAGATTCACAAAGTGTGGGGAGCTACCAACCCGCCGGACATGGATACGTTTTGGGAGACCATGCTCACTGAGCCGCCCCAGAACATGCACGTCACCATACAGCCCAGCGGGTTGTCACAGGAGGCTGACTGGACGCAGTACCTGCCGGACGACTACTACGAGAATCTGTGCGAAGGCAAGAAGGAAGACTGGATAGATGTGTACGTCCACGGGGAGTTCGGCAAGTCTCTGAGCGGACAGCCGGTGTTCAAGGCGTTTGACCGGGATACACACGTTGCCAAGCAGGCGCTGAACTACATCAAACTCCAGACACACCCGCTCATCATCGGGATGGACTTTGGGTTGACACCTGCGTGTACCATCAACCAGGTTGATGCCCAGGGGAGGTTCCTGACCTTTGCCGACTTGATCTCAGAGGGGATGGGGACGCTGCGGTTCTGCCGGGAGAAGTTAAAACCCATGCTGGCTAACAGGTTTCCGGGGATGAATGTCCTGATTGTGGGCGACCCGGCAGGGCAGCAGAGGGCGCAGACTGACGAGCGGTCGGTGTTTGACATCCTGCGGGCAGAGGGGTTTCGAGTGATTTCTGCCAAGTCCAACAGTGTTGTAGCACGTATCAATGCAGTGGACAAGATGTTAACTCGTTCGGTGGATGGTAAACCCGCCCACTTGGTCGATCCGTCCTGCACACATTTAATTGCTTCCCTTCGGGGCGGATACCGGTATAAAATCCGGCAAAATGGCGAGGCTGATGATAAGCCCGAGAAAAATTCGCATTCCCACATTGCAGATGCGCACCAGTATGCGTGCCTGCACGCAGACGGTAACGTAACTGGGGATTCCTGGCAGCGCAAGTCGGTTGAGATCAAAAAAGTTGATTACGTCTGGACTTGACATTGCTGCCGATATCGGTTACACCCCTAACAGTTTAAAGATGTGACGCATATGCAACTTGGACTTAACATTACGAATACCACCGCGCCAGGAGTTACAGTGGCTGGCGGAGGACTTGTCACTATCAAGTCCTTGAAGGCGTTGCAGGATGAGCAGCGCGATGCGGCCCAATTGGCCAATTCTCAGCCTGTTGTCCAAGCCCTTGCGGGATATATCCGTAAAAAATGGATGTCCGCCATGCTGGCCAAGCAGCAGACCTCTGAGATCAAGATGCTCAAGTCTGTTCGCGCACGTCGCGGAGAGTATGACCCAGACAAACTGGCTCAGCTGCGAGAGCAGGGAAGCGCCACCATCTACATGATGCTCACGTCAAACAAGTGTCGTGCGGCGTCCAGCTGGCTCAAAGATACCCTGGTAACTGCTGCGGAAGACAAGCCGTGGACGATTCAGCCAAGCCCCGTACCCGATTTGCCGCCAAACCAGGTGGAGGGCATCATGGCGCAGGCAGAACAGGAAGTGCAGCAGCTGTACATGATGGGCCAGCCCCCGACTGATCAGCAGGTACGTGAGCGCTTACTTGAGATGAAGGACATGGCTATGTCGCAGATCAAGGACATGGCCAAGCGCACGGCAGAGCGGATGGAACTCAAAATGTCCGATCAGTTGTTTGAAGGCAACTGGAACGTAGCGTTCTCCGAGTTCTTGGACGACATCACAACTTTCCCGTCTGCCATCATGAAAGGGCCGGTTGTACGCAAGCGCCCCAAGATGCAGTGGGTGCCTTCTCCAGACGGGCAGTACACGCTTGATGTTAAAGACACGCTCACCCTTGAGTGGGAGCGGGTTGATCCGTTTAACATTTACCCCGCTGCGGATTCGTCTGACATCAATGACGGCTTCATAATTGAACGTCATAAGTTAGCGCGTGCTGACCTGCAAGCCCTTATTGGCGTTGAAGGTTACAGCGATGGAGCTATCCGCGCCGTGTTGGAAGAGTACGGCAAAGGCGGTCTGCGCGACTGGATTTACGTTGACATGAACAAAGCTGCGGCTGAAGGCAAGTCAACTATGGGTGTGCAACAGAACCCGTCTGAATTGATTGATGCGCTCCAGTTCTGGGGAAATGTCCAAGGGCAACTGCTCAAGGACTGGGGTATGACCGAGGAAGAGATTCCCGATCCGTTGATGGATTACCCCATCGAAGGTTGGGTGGTCGGGCACTGGGTCATTAAAGCGGTGGTTAATGCCGACCCCCTCGGGCGTAAGCCGTACTACAAAGCCTCCTACGAAGAAGTCCCCGGCGCGTTCTGGGGTAACTCTGTAGCGGATTTGTGTCGGGACACCCAGGACATCTGTAACGCTGCCGCTCGCTCATTGGTTAACAACTTGTCAATTGCCAGTGGCCCACAGGTTGTGTACAACATTGACAGGCTCCCTCAGGGCGAAAACATCACTCAGTTGTACCCCTGGAAAGTTTGGCAAGTCACATCCGACCCATTGGCCGGGTCAGCCCCTCCGATGCAGTTCTACCAACCCAATTCGTTGGCTGCGGAACTTATGGCGGTCTATGAGAAATTTGCCACCCTGGCTGACGAATACACGGGTATACCACGGTACATGACGGG